TGTCGAAACGCGCCAGAATGGCTTGGTTTGGCCCGCCAACCTGAATGTTCGGGTTCATCAGATTGGCGCCAGGCAGCGTGAAAATATAGCTATTGCCGGCAGGGTCACGCTTGCGCCAAGACACGCGAGAACGCGTCTCGGCTTTGAAAAGCGCGTATTGCGTGAAGTCCTTAAAATAGAGTTCAATCTGACCGGCGACTTGCACCTGGCCCCACCGCGCGCCCTGAGCGGCGGCGCTGCCCATCCCGTAATCCATGCCAGCGCCTTCGCGGGAGACCGTCAAAGACACGGAATTGACGGCGGCGGTAAGCGCCGTGTCATCAATTTGAACGCCACCAAAGGCGGCCACGCTGTCAAAAAATCCGCCCGTGGGTGCCGCGTTCACCGTGCCGTTACCAGCGGCGGCAATCGCGCTCACTTCATCACGCGCCACCATGTTTAGGCTGCCAGTAAAAAATTGGCCGGTGCCGCCGGATAGCGAAAGCGAGCCCACCATGGCGCCAGCGTAGCGCAACCAAAGCGCAGCGGCAAAGCGATTTTGTAGGTGGTAGCTTTTCACCAGGTCGCCATTGCGAAGCATCCCGGCATTGCGGACAGAAGCCGCCGTGCCAGCCGGGGTTTCGGTGCTTGCGATAAGGCGCCCGGCAAGAATGAGGCTTGTGTTGCTGCTTTTCGTGGCAATGCGATAATAGCCATTGTTCGCACCGCTGCCAGCCGTAAAGCCGCGCAATTCAATCCACTGGCCCTCGACCAAGTTTTGAAACTTGTTGGAGGTGGTGGATGAGAGAACATTCGTGCCGGTGGTCACGGTAATGTCAGCCCCAACGCCAGCGATGGTTTGCGCCGTCGTCCAATCGCCACCAAGCGCGCCCGCAAAAAAATCATCAAACGTGCCATAGGACAGGTTGAAATTGATAGCGCCGCTGGCCTGTTCGCTTTGTGTAACGGCTGGCGACACGCGGCGGCTGCCCGTGATTTCATTCGGACGAGTGCGCGCCTTGCTGCCCGATAGGCTTTCGCTGGTGATGCGAAGCGCGGTGAAGGCGCTCGCTGGCGCCGTGCCCCATGCGCTCTCCGGCACATAGGATAGCGTCGTTTCAGTCGTTTCAATGCCGGCCTGATAGCCGGTGACAGAACCGCTCATGATAAATTCCTTTTCAGGTTCTGCGGCTAGGCCGCGTGATAGCCTGCGTTATGCAGGCCGGTCGGTGTAAACCCACTCAATCGTGACAGTGAGGACCCACCATTTGCCATCCTCGGACGGAACGCCCGAGCCGACGCTTGCACGGCGATAGACGGTGTAACCCACCACGCCGCGATAGATGTTTGCTATGTCTTTGGCGATCTGGCGCGCATCTGCGCTGCCCGTGCCAAGCGGCACAATGACATGCACGATAAACGTCCCGCGTTCTTCCCACGCGCCGTTGCCGAGTTCGATTGGCTCCAGAATGTCGCCATCGGCTTCCACCGAAAGCCAAGGCGCCAGGTCAGGCGTGGTGAATGCCTCATTGGGCCACTCAATAGGATATGGCAGCGCGGCGGCGGTAAGCCGGTTGCGCGCATCAGTCCAAGGCGCCGGGGTCATCCGCCACGCACCCAAAGTTCATAGGATGTTAGGTTATCGCTGGTCATGCGCGCATGGGCGCCAAGGACTGCCCAGCTTCGCCCGTCTATCAGCACGAAATCGCCTTTGACCGGCGCCAAGTTTGAAAGCGGTTCGGCGTCAATAATCAGCCGCGCATCGCCGTTCATCACGCCGCCTGCGATTTCCTCTGGCGAGAATTGGCGAAGGTATCCGTTCGCCGTCGCTTCGGTGAAGGTGGTGCCGGTGCCGATGCGCCGCCTAAGCGTCACGGGACGCCCAAAGCGCTCCAGGATGCGCGGCACGGCATTGACGATGCTCATGCGCTTATTTTCCGCCACGGCTGCAAGAGCGTGATGGCCTGCGCCGGCAGCGCGTCAGAGTTTGAGCGAGGGTCGAGATAAGATACCGTGCCCACGCCATCGGCGCTTTCGCTGCGAATATGCGGATCACGGCCCCGGCTTGAGTGAATGGCCTGCAACACGATAAGGCAGGCACGTTCAATGTCTTGTGGCAGGTCCGTCAAAAGCGTGTAGCCTGCTGCATAGGTGACTTGCACCACCGCCGCGCGCCATTGAATGCGATAGTCGCCCGAGAGGCGATAAAGCAGCGAGCCGTCGAGTTCGTAGTCAGTCGCGGCAAGCGTGGTGCCGTCCTCAATGACTGACGTGATAGCCGGGGCAATGTCCCGGTCGAGAATGATGCACGGCAGGTCAACGCTGCGCTCCGTCTGCCGCACGGTTGCGCGACCAAAGCCTTCCGGTCGCCCGCAATATCGCGCGCATACGTCCGACGCCTGGCCGATCAATTCCTGCAAGCCCGTAGTCGCGGGCGTGCCATGAAGGTCAAGCTCGCGCGTAGCCGTGGCGGTGACGGTGAGGGCATTGGTCACGGGCGGGGTTATGACTGTGATCATGGCCTTGCCTGAGCGGGTGTAAAGGCGCCGCGCGTGGCGGCTGGATTGGACGCAAGGCGTCCGGTTGCTGGCGTGAAGGCGCCGCGCGATGCGGCAGGATTGGACGCGAGGCGCGCGGTTGCTGGCGTGAAGGCGCCACGCGGGATAGCCGTTGCGCCAGAGATGGCCGCAGAGCCTGCGAGAAAGGCGCTGTCGGTTTGTAAGGCAGCGCCTGGGGCGAGAGCCCCGCCAAGCGCAGACCCGGCTAGAAACGCGCCGGAAGCGGCAAGCGTGGCGCCCGGAGCATCAACGCCGATAAGCGCGCCGCCCGTGATGATGGTAGCCGCCGCCTGCCATTGGCGGCCTGGCACCACCGCGGCGCCGGTTGCATCGCCGGGGATAAACAGAGCCGCCGCCGCGATAGTCGCACCCGGTGCGGTGACGCCGCCCGTGGCACTTGCCGCGCCGGGGTTAAAACTGGCGTCCGCTTGAAGCGTGGCGCCGTTGGCGGTTGCCGATATGGCCGCCGACCCGGCAATAAGCGATGCGCTGGAGGTAAGTGTTGCGCCAGCCGCTACAGCCGCGCCGGTAGCATTACCGCCAACAAAAGACGTTGACGCGGTGAGTGTGACGCCTGGCGCGGTGGCGCCCGGTCCTAGCGCTTCCCTGGCAATGACACCTATTGCCAGCCAAAGCGTCAGCATCGCCCGTCACTCAGTCGTTGGCGGCGAGAAGCGTGGCGAGCGTCAATTCCGTTTCGGCAAGATCACTGTCAATCGACGCGACACGGGCGAGGTCACCCAACATCACGGCGCTGGCGCGCAACTGGCCAAGGTACGCGATGCGGCTTTTGAGCATTTCAATGATTTCGGAAATGGTCATGATCAAACCACCATACAGCGCATGTGGATCGAGGAAGTGTTGAGGATCATATTGATAAACCGAACGCCGGTTTCGGGTTCCACCGTGTCAAATGCCGTGTCACCCAACAAAGCCGCGCCCTGCGGATAGACGTTGGTTCCCCAGCCGATCATGGAGCCTTCCGCTGGCGAGAAGCGGAACCATCGGCCCGTGGCTTCTTTGGTTATGTAGATGTAGCCAGCGGCATAGACGTATTTGCTGCCAGTCGTGAACGTCTCAACTGCGGGCGAATACGGGGTTGCAGAAACCCATGTGTTTGCGGCGATGTCGTAATAGTCGACGGTTGCGCCACCCGCGCCGCGGAACGAATAAATCCGGCGTCCGTTGATGATGGCGTTTTCGTCACCCCACGATGCGTCAATCGCAGAAGGAACATCGAACACCCAATGCCCTGATACGGCAGCACCAGGAGCGCCGCCGCGAGCCGCGCCGGGGGTTAGCGTCGTCGTCGTGTTGCCGCTGATGCTGTAGCGGTAGAGCGTAACCGCGCCGTTGCCCATGATATAGAGGAAATCGTCATTCCCCTCGATGTGATAAACGCTTGTCGCATCCGGCTGCGTGGCCCATGCCGTCGATGTGGTCAGCACCGTGCCGGTGTTGCTAGCGATGGTCCTGATCTGGCCAGCCCCGGTGCCGCCCGTGATGTGAACTTGGAAATTCGCCCACTGGTTCGTGGCCCATGCCTTCGCGGAGTTGGTGAGTGTGCTTGCACCGCCTGCCGTGGCCGTGCCGGTTGCGAAATTCACGTCCTGCCCGTTGTCGCCGTAGGATGGCGTGGCAATCATTTTTGCGTCATTGCCCAACGATGCAGGCAGGCCGGTGTTGGCGAGCGTCGTCCAGGTATTGAGCGCGAAACAGTAGACCCGGAACGAACCGGCAGCAAGCGTGCCGGCGTTCAAGACATACCAGCGCGGGGTGAGCAGCCGGAAGGTTGAGGAAGATGTGATAGTCGCGCCAAATGCTGACTCAACGGTGATCGTGGCCGCTGCGCCGAGCGTGTTACGCAGGATCGTGCGGACATCACCAGCGCCGGGGCCGCCCGTAATCTCGATCTTGTAACCCGCGAGGCTGCGCTGCAAGTTCAGGCCAGTCACAACCGTTGTCGTGGAGCCGCCCGTTGCCGTGCCAGTCGGGCCGACAGCGCCACAGGTGCCGCATGTGCCCGCGCCGAATGTGCCAGCAAGGGCAGGCGATGGAACCGAAATCCAGCCATCCTCAAAGGGATAGTAAAGCCACGCTGTAGTGTTGCTGGCGACGTAAAGCTGGCGCTGCTGGTTAAGGCGGCTTGAGATGATGAGCGATCCGGCAGCGGTAGCGGTCGGCACGAGCGTCGGCATGACAGCCCAACGCTTCAGGTCGATGATTTTGCGGTTATAATTGGCGACGGGCATGGCTGATCCTCAGGTGATGACGATGTTGCGGCGCAGGTCGGCTTCGTTGCCGAGCGTAAGCGCAATTATCTGTTGGTTCGCGGCGATACCGCCGATCTGTGTTTGGTTGGTCATCGTGTTGAGTGTTAGAACCGTGTTGACGGTGCCCACCGCTGAGCCGGCATCGGTCAGCACCCGCAAGCGGCCAGCGGCATCGGGGTTCAGAAATCCGAGAAGCGACGCGAGATTGTGAATGGCGAAGGCTATTTCCTCAAGCGTGGCCTGAGTTGCGATTTCCTTGCCAAGCCCTGCATCATCGCTGGTGCGGACCACGCCGGCCAGCTTGCCGTCAATGGTCTCAACCGCAAGCTGATCGGTGCCGGAGCCGGTGTTAGCCCGTGCTGGAAGCGCTGTAATCGTCATCTGCATTTCTCAGCCTCAATTCTGCAAGCGAACCGTGGAAGCGTTCAGCGTGAACGTGCCACCGCTTGACACAACGTCCGAACCAAAATCGTTCACCGCAATCAATTCATCAGCACTTGCCGCACCACCGCGCGAAACGTAATAAACTGCCTTTCGCGCCGTGATGGTGGAGTTCGCCCAGCTTACTTGCCCAAGCGCAATATCTACGCGGTCATTCGCAGTGTCTTTAGTCACCGTCACCGCAGAGGTAACGCCGCCCGCCGTGTAGCCAGCGCCAGAGACTTCATTCGTCACGTCGCTGCGCTTGGTGTGTGTGTCCTTATTCTCGGCATAGCTGGACGTCACCAGCATTGCCTTGACCGTCACCGCGTCCATATCAATTACGCCGCGAATGACATCATCCCAGAACGAATTGTAAATCAGACTTGCCATTTCGTTTGTCCTTTCGCGCCATCATCAACGCAGTCACTTCAATTGCAGAAAAGCGCCCGCTGCAATCGCGCCCAGCACCGCCATGGTCATTGCCTTAACGACTTGGCTCCAAACAGTCTTTTTGGTGGAGCGCCAGGCGTCGAGAAGGTTTCGCAATTCCTTCATATCCTCGCCAGCATTTTCGTCATGCAAGCCAACAGACTGCAATGCTTCACGCGCGCCCTGTTTGGCAGCGCGCGCAATCATCTGTTCGATAACCTCTGGAGACATGGCGCGACGCTCTTCAGCCATGGGTTAGCCCTCGGCTTTTTTCTTCGCCTTCGGTTGGCCGGGCATTTCTGCCCAGCCTTCCCGAATTGCCACCGCCGCTAATTCGCCGTGAACGGTATCGCCCACGGCAAATTCGCGCCCATACACTTCGCCGTCCGGCGCCCCGATAAAAGGCGCCGTGACGGTTGCCACAACCTCCGACATTAGGTGGTAGCAATCTTCAGCAGCTTGATCGCCTGCGAGTTGCGGATACGCCCGCCAACACGCCTGCGGATGTAGAACTGCACAAAGCCGGGCAGAGTGATTTCGTCACGCGTCATACGCATCCCGACGCGATCCGCAATCAAATAGCCTTCACGGAAATCACCAAAGGCAATCGGAAACACGTTTGCCGCAACCGCCGGCATATCTTCGGCCTCAGTGATCGGATAGCCGAGGAAGGTTTCAGCCTGGCCCATGGAAAGCGAAGGCTGCCACAGATACTGTCCCGTGCCGGAACCTTCACGATATTTGCGAAGGGCGGAAAGAACCAGCTTCGAGGTGACAAACCGCGCATTAGAGCGATAGCGGGCGCGCAACGAATAGACCAGATCATAGAAGATGTCCGGGCTGGTTGGCATCGCCGCCGCCTGGCCAGAAGCGACATACTGCAACGTGCCGAAGGCGCGCGATGCGTCAGCAGTCGTTACAGGCGTCGGACCGGCAAGGAAGCCGGTCGGGCGATTGGTGCCGTTGCCAGAGACAAAGGCCAAGCCTTCGCCCTGCGCCATGGCTTCAGCCGCGCTGGTGACAAGCCAGTTTTCGACGTCAAAGAAAAGATCATCAAGGCTTTCTTCCGAGGCGCGCGGGCGGGCAGAAGCCATGCCAAAAGTCGGCGCCACTTCAGCCAAGTCAGGCGTATTGGTTTGGCTGCGAGTGCCAGCTTCGCCAACCCATTCAAAAGCCGAACCGTTCACGTCGAACAGTTCCTTGTAATCCGGGCTGCCAACCGCGCGAACGGTGGCAATCTGACGGATCGGGGAAATGTCCACAGACAAACGCGCAATCGTGCGCTCAATCACTTCGGGCAGCGCAAAGCCGCCGGCGGAACCGGTCGAGGTCACAGTCTGAACGGCGCGGGTTTCAAAGCCGTCATCACTCATGCTGCGATTTTGCAGCGCCTTCGCCGTTTCGCGCATCCGCATTTCGGCGCGCGGATCGCGCGGGTTACGCACCCAACCGAGAAACGCATTGCGATAAGCAAGCGCCTCGGCAGTGTCAGCACCAGCGCCAGCCTCGCCAGCGCCACCCGGACGCGCGGCGCGGGTTTCAGCCTGTTCGATGCGCTTTTTGATTTCCGCTTGGGCATCAAGCACCGCATCAATGCGCGACAGCTTTTCATCCAGGAGCGGATCAGCAGCGCCGCGCTTGGCAATTTCGGCAAGGCGCGCATCATTGGCGGACTTGTATTCTTCAAAAGCGGCGCCGATTTTTTCAATGGCGCCAGTCAGGGCCTCAGACATGAGGGGTTCCTTTCAGGATCAAGATTGCAGGGAACGCAACAGCCTATCGGCTGCCTTGTTTGCGCGCTCGGTTGCGATCTCGGCCTCTCGCCGTTCAGCACCCATTCGCATCAGGCGAGACACAAGCGCCGTCGCCTGAGACTTCGACACGTCCGGGGCTACATCACGCAACCACCGCTCCGCGTCGGAAGGTTTAAGAATTTCATCAATTGCAGCGGCCTTCACGCGCGTCACGCGCGCGGACTTGGCAGCGGGAAAAGTCACAAGTGACACTTCCCAAAGATCAACCGCCCGCACCGTGCGGATGTCGGTCTTGGGGTCGTATTCATCATCTTTGGTGACAAAGCCGATGGACAGGCCGGAAATGGCGCCAGCCTTCACAAGCGCGAAAGCCTCCCGCGCTTGCGCCACGTCCATCGCCAAGCGGCCCTTCACGCGAAGGCCGCGCTGATCCTCGTCCATGCTTTCCCAAACACCAATCGGCATATCCTGCCGGTGTTGCCAAAGCATGGCCGGCATAGTGCCCGCCGCGCGATGCTCGGCAAGGCTGGCCGCAAAAGCGCCCGGCACAACGACATCGCCATAAGCGTCTTCTTGCCCAAAGACAGAACCAAAGCCTTCGATAACGCCCTCTTCACCTGCCGCGCGAAGGGCAAGCGCAAAGTCGCGCGTTTCCCGCCGCGCGCCCTGTTCGCGGTTGTCAATCATTCCATTTTCCTTCGCTTAAACCGCCGGTGCTTCCGGCTCGGGCGCAGCGGGAGCGCCATTCATGTTCGCAGGCGTCAAAGGTTCGTCCAAGCCGGGCAGCGGGTCCTTGCCTTCCTCATCGCGCAATTCATTTCGGGTATAAATGCCAAGTTCCGCCATGGCGCGCGCCCATACCGCGCGATCCGCCATGCTGCCCGCCGTCAGATAGCGCGTGTCAAACTCGCACCACAAAGGCCCGGAGCCATCCAGCAGAAATTCATCCAGGCGCTGCAACCAAAGCTGGTGCCATGGCGCCAGCGTGTGTTTGAGATGCGCCGCAAAGAACGCCTCAGAGCTGGCAAAGGTCGCGCTCTTGTCTGAATGCCCGACCATGATCGGAAACACGCCAAAGGCGCGGCAGATTTCCTCAATCTGCAAGCGCCGCGTCTCGACATGCTGCGCGTCTACGCCAGTCATCGCCATCGGCATGTATTTCATGGCGTTATCAAGAATAGCCGTGCCGCTGCGCTTGTCCGCCGTAAAACGCTGCCAGGATGCGCGAAGGCGCTCCATAGCGGCAGTGTCTAGCTTCGCCTCAGTCGTCAGGATACCAGCCGGACGCCCGCCGTTTTCGTGCAGCTTGGCCTGCGATTGTTCAGCCGCCATGGACAGGCCAATGGCCGAAGCCGCAAGCCGCACCGCATTCAGGCCGCGCCAGAAATCCCACTGCCAATTCGGCAGGTGAAACACATCATCCGGCCCAAGCTCGCCAATAAAGCCAAATTCATCATGAATGCGATACCGCACCTGATAGCGCGCCGTGCGGTCTATCTGATAATTGCCAGGCCGCACCGGGATCAGTTCTCGCACGCGATTGCCGGACATGACTTTCACTGCCAAGGCATCGCCGGTAAGCGCCGCGTGAAGCGTCATCGTGCGGCGAAACTCAAAGCTTGTCTGCCACTCATTGGGCCGGCGCGAAAGCATCCGAAACTCGGGGATATTGCGCGCAAGCTGGCGCCGCCGGTCAGCATCTTCTCGAAACACATACAGGGCAGGCGTCGCGCATCCGTCCGCAATGACCTTCACACACGCTAGCACCGTCGCCACCTGCAAGGCAGTCTGTGGCGTCACTGCAAGCCCGGCAACCGTCGCGCCATAGGCTTCATCTATGCGCGCCATCACCTCTTCGAAGGGGCGCGGCGCAGATCGAAAGGAAAGCGCACCTCGAAGGCGCGTGATCAAGTTCATTTCACAGGACCACCATCTCCGAGGTTTCAAGATAGGAATGCGCTTCAGCCTGCGCCGTAGCGGCCCCTACTGCCATCGCCAGCGCGACAAGCGCATCAATGCGGTTAACAGCCTTCCGCTTGGAAAACCAGAAATTGCCAAACGGATCATTTTCCGTTGTGGCGCTCATCATAGCGGAAATCAGCACCGGCGACCGCCGCAGCCTGATCCGCTTTTCAAGAATAAGTTGCTCCAGGATCAGCTTGGAGCCGGGCATCCATAGCCCTTGCGCGCCCTTTTTCTTGCCGCCTTGGGGATGCTCCA